GCTTTGGAGGAGTTGTGGAAGAAGCAGCATCCTCTCAAGGAGTTCATTGATCCGAAGAATTTCAAGTCTTACGACGAGTTGAAGGCACGACTCCACGAGGTGCTTGGTGGAGACATTCGTGCCAGCGTCAACGAGTCCGCTGCAAAGGGCGGTGCGGAGACTGCCTCTTTTGATGATGAAGACGAGACACCACGCCCCGTGCGTAAGCCCGTGGCTGCTGCTCCTGCCCCCAAGAAGGAGCAGAAGCGGGTTGTTGAGTCAGATGACGAGGTAGAGGATTCGCTCTCTTACTTTGAGAAGTTGGCTGGCGACGAGTAAGCCACCTGCCTAGCAGCACGAAAAGGGCACGCTTCGGCGTGCCTTTTTCTTTTATAGTATGCTGCGTTCCATTACTTTGAGTGTGGCTTCGCTGTTGCGAACACGGAGATCGTCGTTGTAGTTGTTCACAACGGTGTTGGATTGATTGTTTACAGTGTTCACAGAAGCCCGCATATTTGACTGTGCCATTGCCTGTGCTTGTCCTTGTGCAGTTTGGGCTTTGGTTTCTTCTACTCCACGACGAGAGGTTTCCATTGCTGCTGCTTGTTGCCCCACAGGAGTTGATGTGGTTGACGCAGGAGAAATGGAGCCTGTCGCTTGTGTTGTGGATTCAGGTGTTGGTGTGGTTCCTTCTACTTTGATTAGATCACCAACGGCAGGAATAGAAGACACAAAATCGTATATTCCTTTGGGGCCAACAAGGCTTGCAATCTGATCGCCTATCCACTCGCCTCCAAGAGCACCTGCCATTGCTCCCAAAATTGTTCCAACTGGGCCTATTGCTGTTCCCAATCCTCCGCCAATAATTCCGCCAATAGCAGAACCAAATCGTTTTGCTATCTCTGCTCCGATTGCTTCTTTTTTCTCTTCTGGCCCAAGATTGGGATCGTTTTTTATACCGTAGATGTTGAATGCACCAATTATTCCTTCAATTGCAGAAGTGATTGGGCCAAGAGACTTCATTCCTGAAAGAATCTTGCCCATGTTTGATTTTAAAAATATGCTAGGATTGGCTACTGCTTCTGCAATTTGTGCTGCTTCACTGGCAACAGACTTTCCTGCTTCTATTACAGCACTTCCAGCCGATTTTGCACCTTCCCATCCTTTAGATGCAAGGTTTTTTGTGCCTTCCCACGCACTGCTCCACCACGATTTGCTCTCTGCTGCTGTTTTAGCCGCACCTTCTGCTGCTCCTCCTCCAAATCCCAACATTGATTTAGTGCCTTGCCACGCTTTTCCTGCAAGACCTTTAGTGCCTTGCCAAGCCTTTTTGAGTCCCCAATCGGTTGCTTTGTCTGTTGCCCAATCTGCAACACTTGAAAGCATTCCCGGCTGTCCTTCTGCACCGCCTCCTCCACCCATTCCAAACATTCCGCCAAGCATTCCAAGCAAACCGCCTCCGCCAAGTAGCCCTGACAAGGTTTTGCCAAGCCCACCAAACAAGCCTTTCTGCTTTTCATCGCCTTTTGCTGCTGCCACTACATTTTTTAGTGCTTCTTCTTTTTTCTTTAGAGACTCTGTTCCTGATTTTTTACCAACCACTCCGTCTTTGATGGCTCGCACATCAGCAGCAATCTGACCAAGCACTCCAACATCACCACCTGCCATGCCAGCCAATCGTCCACCCGCTGCTCCACCCATTATGCTGCCAACAGTTCTTGCTCCTGGGAATGGAGGAGTTGGTGCTCCTGCTCCACCCATTCCTCTGCCCATCAGGATTCGTTCTAGTTCGTTTTGCTTTCGTCCTGCTTGAGAAATGCTTTCAACTCTGCGTCCGGCAAAAGCCTCTAGTTCTTCTCGTCCTGCTCGTTTTTCAGCCATGTACTCGCCAAGCAATCCTCCCACAAGAGGAATTTGACGAACCACCATTTCTGGAATGGATTTTACTTTTTGTGCCAGTGATTCTTTCACAAAAGCACCGAAACCAGTTTTCTTTTGTAGAACGCCCTCAACTGGTTTGATGATTTCTGCTATCTTTTTGGTGATGTCAGATTTTTCACCAGTTGTTTTTTCGGCAGTTTCACGAATAAACTTTAGTTTGTTGTATATGTCTACCTGTTCTCTTCTATCTTTTGAACGAACTGCTCGTTCAGACAGAGACAGGGCAGACTCAATAACAGCAAAGTTTGCTGCGTTATTAGGATCGTCTAGGTCTTGTAGACGCTCTCTTTCACTTCTAACCAATTCTTCAATTTGAGCACGAACGCCTTTTGCTCCACCTTTTCCAAGAACAGCCACAGACAGTTCGGTGTCTCCACCAGACAGTTGCCGCTGTTGTTCCAAGAGGGCTTCAAGCAGACCTATTTTTGCGTCAACCGCTGTGTACGCCCTTTCCACTTCTGGTGGAAGCGGCATTTCAGGTGCAGGTGCAGACGGTGCTGTTTTTGTGGAAGCAAATCGTCCACCTACTCGTGGAACCGAACCCCGCCTTCCCCTACCTGGACCTTTTTTTGCCATTTACTGATGCCCTTGTCGCTTGGCTCGTTCTTTCTCTTCTTTCAAGAATTGGATCAATAAATTTATGTATACTTCACGCTCCCAAGGTATTAGCCCCTCCACTTCGGAAAGGGAGTACTTGTGGTGCTGCATTAGTGAAAAATTGGTGTTGTAATACGCTGCCAGCGTGTTATGGCAGACCGTTATTGAAAAAAATCGGAGACAGACTTTACCTCCGTTTCCACCAATTTCTTGCACGACGGGCAAGTGTACTTGAAACTGTATACCAGTTCTGGAGTGGTTTTGACGAATTTCATAATCTGTTCAAACTGCTCGGGCAGCAGGTTATCCACGAAGTCGGTTAGTTCTTTGGGATCAATATCGTCTTTGCTGTACACATTGTCGCCAAAAATAACGCTCTCAATACAATCCTTTGCTATTCCAAAAATGGCATCAATCTCGGTTTTGCTGTAGTCCACATCGTGCATGGACGGATACCGCAGCACCAATGATATCTGGTCGTTGATCTTTACTGTGGAGTCTACCGCTTCTTTCTCAACCTTTTTGACTTTGACTTCTTGTAGATTGATTCGTACTCCTGTTTTTTCTTGGCAAGTGGAGCAAGTGATTTGTGGTTTTACTTCTTCTCCCACAGACTTCATGCGAATCTGTAGAAATGCGTATTCAGAATCCGCTGTGCACAGTTTTTTTGTGTCTAGTAGTCCGTTGGTGCATGCAGAAATGATATTACGCATAGCATCCACGATCTGGTTCATGTCACCAGACTGTGCAGCAATGAGTAGTACTTTTTCTTCTTTAACCAAAAATGGTCTGTATTTTGCCACTATGCCAGAAATTGGCAGAGTCATGGTATACGACGGTAATTGCGAAGAGGTCAGTTTCAGTTTTTCCATGCTGTCTCCGTTCAAATAAAAAGTATACAGTATCTATATCACTGTTGCCCGTTAATTATTCCGTTCACGGTTCCGTCGCTGCCGTATCGGTTTATTCTTCCTGTTTTTGGATTTATACCAACCACTTGTTGTACTCGTTGTTGTACTGGACGAAGTGCTTGTGGCAAGTTTAGACCAAACGGAGAAACCTGTCTTTGAGCAGCAGACAGCGTGGTTGACGGTGGATTGGGAGCAGATGTGACAGCAGGTGTGTACTTTCTGTACGCAAACACAATGTCCTGTGTCAATATTTCATTATCTTTCTCGTATCCCAATATGAGTTCGCCTATTTGCTTTGGATACAGTTCTTCAATGGTTGCAGAGTACACCACTTGGTCTGTTTTATCTAAAACATTGATTACACCGTTTGTGGTGTATTCATCGTAAAACGAGAACTTGTAATTTGACGGATTGCAAATAAAATTTAGCCACTCTTCAAAAAATGCTCGCTCTTTTAGATCGCCTGATAGCACATACGATAAGGTCAAGTCTCCAGAGTAGAGAGGCTCGGTTGGAAACTGTCTTTGTGGGCCATAGAATCTGTAGTTCTGCGTGGTTAGTGATCTTCCAGGAACCGACGCAGAAGTGCATCGCAAGGTTAATTGCTTTTGCGAAGCAGGACGATATCCAAATACTGCGGGAGTATTAAGAACCATCTCAAACCGATTGGCGTATATCAGGCTGTCCCGATAAATCTCGCTCATCATTTCGTTGATGTTGGATGGAATGTAAGTCATGGAGTGTTTCCTGAACGAACATACGAGTTGTAAGCCATACGACGAACGCCCATCTTTCGCCCCTTCACAAACAGGGCAAGGTCAACATCAACCAACACATCCCAAAATTCCATAGGAATCTGTATGGGTCGTCTACGAATCCCACTTATTACATAGCGTCGGTAGCAGGGCTTGAAGAACGCAAATTTTCGTGGCCCGTTCAGCCTGTCGTATGAAACCCCCAACCGAGTAAGCGACTTGTCTCCACTCTTACGCATAGGTAGACTGTTTTCTATGGCGGTGAACAGTTGCCGTCGCCACTTGTGTGCAATATAGTGGAGATTCAAGCCCTCAAACCCGTCCCTGTGCATTTTGGTCACGATTACCAGTGGAAACACATCGTAGGCTTTGGACGAATTCAAAAATCTGTCGTCTTGTGGTTTATATTTGAAAAACACCATCTGCCCCACCATGAGCCGAGACGGAATGTGGAGTTCTCCAATACTATTCAAATACTTCAGCAGTTGCAGATACGACTGGTCGGTGCCTCCTAGACCCGCGACCGTTTCTTCTAGTAGTGCCTTGAGTTCTTGTGGTTGCTCTGGAGTTGTCATGTCTTGTGCCTGAACAGGTCGTCTTCGGTTAGTACTCGGAACTCCCATCCACGCTGGTCTGCGGCAGTTTTAGCCGCTGCCCATTTAGCCTTGTTGGTGATCCAAGTTTGGGCTTCGTACAGGTAGTTGCGGGTACGCTTCTTGGGTTTCTTGGGTTCTTGTGTCTGCTTTTTGGGCTTTACCTCAATCAGCATGGTTTTGACCCCGCCATCGGTGGTACGCATCTCCACAATGAAATCCACATAGTAGCGGTGGGGCTTGCGGTCAAGTGGACTGATATACGGTATCACTACCTCTTCTGACCCCCATCGCAGCACCGTTTCGCTTAAGTCACAGAATTTCATAAATCGCCGTTCCCACATGGAGCGGTACACTATTTGAGTGGGGTTGCCCATGTATTTGGATGGGTTGGTTGGGCTAAAATATCCTTTGTAGGGCATATAGATATGTAGAAGTCCACGAGGAAAAAATAGCCAATGGCTGAATCCACACCAGAAAATCTATCGTCCAAGCCTATTGCTGCCACCAATAGACCTCAAAATTACGGTGGAATCCGAAATCAGACTGTGGGCCCACAGAGTGGTGACAGCATAATCTCTGCTCTTGAAAACACACCAAAACTGCATCGTGGTTCGCGTAACCAACCATCAGTTATGAAGTATCCTGATGCGATTGGACAGGCTGAAGTGCCACACATTATGCAGTTCAAAATATTTTGGAGATGGGAACGCCCAGATCTTGCTAATCGCTTGGACGGCATAAAGGAAGAAAGCGAGAACAATGTGGAGGCTTTGCAAACCAGCCTGTCTAGTTTGAACAGTGAATCTTCTGATTTTGCCTCTGAAGTTCTGAACGATCAGAGAGTTTCAAAAGTTATAGACCAAAACAATCTTCGTGGGCTGTTTGAACGCGGCGATTTGGAAGGATGGGAAGCACGATCACTTTTGGAAGAAACTGTAAAAAGCGAACAGGCAAAGGTTGATACCATCAGCAAACACCGTGCAGAACTACTAGGAGAAACTCCACCAGATGCAGATGAGCGTTTGGCTTTGAGAAGTGGAGTAAACGAGCAGTTGGCTAATATAAATCCTCTAGAGGCAGGTGCAAAAGCGGGAGGAGTAGCAAGCCTGTTTCAAGCATTTTCAACTTTTCGTAGCAGCACTGGAACCGTTGGTTCTCGTCTCCGAAAGGCTACGATCAGCGGAGCAAAAACTGGTTTGGTGGTTGGAGCAGGCACAGCAGTTGCCACCGCACTTGCAAAATATACACAGGCTTCTCCGGTTTACGATCAGATGGTGTCCATTTATTTGCCCATGTGCACCAAGATAAACCAAACTGATGTTTTTGAATATAAGGGAAATGCTAGTATGGCAGTTGCTGGTGGCTTGATGGACATCTTGGGTGGGCCAATGAAAGAGTCGTTTGTTCAGGGAGTTCAGGGGCTTGCCACCAAAGTTGCAGACACAAAAGGTTTGGGTGATGCTGTTTCTGCTTTTACAGGCACAGTTATCAATCCTCGTCTTGAAAAGATATTTCAGCAAAAAGGTATCCGAACCTTTACTTTTGCTTGGGATTTCTATCCACGAAATCCAAGCGAAGTTGAGAATATTAAGTCTATAATTGATACTTTCCGATACCATTCGCACCCCGCTATTTCTATGAGTTCTGATTCTCACAAAGACGCAACACCAGAGCAGAAACAGGCACACACTAAAATAATGCTTCGTGTGCCTGCGGAGTTTGAGGTTCGTTTCTTGTCATCAAGTCCAAATCCTGGAATTGTTGGATACAATGAAAACGAGTACATTCCAAAGGTTGGTCGGTGCGTAATCACGGATATTCAGGCAGACTATACCACAAATAGTATATTTTCAACATTCCAAAACAACGCTCCAACGGCTGTTACTCTGACTCTCACAATGAGTGAAGTCACACAGATGACCCGTGAGCATGTGGAGGCTGGCTACTAATGTACTTCAGCAACTTTCCAGTCCTGTCGTATCCGTATCAGATTGGGGATACCACAAAAAACATTGCTGCACGAAATATTCTTCGCAGAGTGGTTATGTCAGAAGAAACTAAAGCGTCTCGTGGTGCGTTTGTGGAATACCACATAAAAGACGGAGAGCGTCCCGAGCAAATAGCCGATAGAGTTTACGGTAATCCAGAAGATCACTGGATAGTTTTACTGTCCAACGATATTATTGATCCGTATCACGACTGGTATAAGTCTTCTGCTGCTATGGAAGAGTACATTTCAAAAAAGTACGGTGGCTTTTCTGTATTTTTTACGAACACAAGCGATGCGTTTGTCTACAACACTAATCTGTTTGCTGGCTCTACTCTTGAACAAAACGGAGTTTCTTCTGCTATAACAGAGTATCATCCAACCCTGTGCAAGTTGGTGATAGACTCGCCGTCTTTCACAACAGGAACAGCCACCGTTGGGCTTTCGGGCGGAACAAGTATAACAATCAAGATTCAACGAGTCTTGCCTTCGTATACTGCTGTGAACTATTTTAGAGCATACGGACTTACTGCCACAATAGGCCCAACAGGAGAAAACGGAACAGACGAGATTCCGCCCCTTGATCCTTTGGCTAAACAAACCAACCAGTATTCTGATTACACACAGTTGGGGGTGGTTGGTGGTGGATATCCTGTGGTTGGTATTCGTACAGCAAGCGGAACCACAGGATCGGTGGCGTTATGGGAAACTTATATTGGTGGGTATATGGGAATTTCGGGTGATGCGGTAAACCAATACGCGGTTTCTAATTTTACTTACGAAACTGAACGAAACGAACTGCGTAGAAAGATAAAGGTTCTGCACCCACGATACGCGGACAGCGTTAAACGCGAAATTCAAAATCTGCTAAAGGTGTAAAGCATGGCACAGGAAGTAGGCAGCAATCTAATCAAGGCTGGTGATTATAAACTCACCAAGATGCTGCTTCGGTCTTCTGTGACCAGTAAAGAGTTGGATATTGCCAACCTGTATTCCAAATTTGAACTGTTTGAAGACCTGTTTTCTCCGTACATGAGCGGGATGGTGTACATGAATGAATCATTCAATACACCAGAAATCTTACCAATCACCGGACAAGAGTTTTTGGATGTAGAGTTCAAAACAGATGTACAGAATGTGAAACCTGTCAAGAAAACTTTCAGAGTTTACAAACTAGATAAACACAGCCCAGATCCAAACGGAAAGGGGCAAAAATACACTCTGCATCTCATAAGCGAAGGTGGCATGATAAACCACTCGCAGCGGTGTGGATACGCAGTAAACGGTTCTGTTTCCAAAATGGTAGAAACTGTCGTGACCAAACATTTTCCTTCGCATCTGTGGGAAAATCGTTTTGAGGTTGAACCAACAACAGATAACTACTCGTTTGTGCTTCCAAAGAGTTACACTCCATTCAAAGCCATTTCGTGGCTGTGTTCAAAGGCTGTTGGTGGTGTAGTCAACGATTACAGCCCGTTTTTCTTTTACGAAACATTTGACGGATACTCGTTCAAAAGCCTGTCTAAAATTATTGAAGACGGTTCAAAAGTGATTCAAGACTACTACTTCATCAAAGATAAACTTGCTGCACCTGATGGTAGTCCGTCAAGCCTGCCAACAGAAGGCCCGTTGAGTGCTGTGTTCCACAGAGTTCAAGCACTAGAAGAAATGTCTCGGTTCAATATGGCAGATAATGTAATGGACGGGCTTGTGTCTTCTCGTTTGCTTGTGCATGACCTTTTCCGCAAAGAACAACGGGAAGTTCAGTTCAGAGAAACTGATGTGTTTGAAGACACTAAAAAACTTGGAGCAAAGCCACACTACAAAAACTCTAAAAACGACGACGAGTATTTCTACAACCAGCCGTGCTCGTACTACTTTTTGCCGTCCAACAGTTACACGGTTTACACCGATCAAAACAATATTGTAGACAATGTGGGAGTAGAGTCGTTTTTCCTGAAACGAAAGTACCATGTAAACGCCATAATGACACAGAAGATTGCTGTAGACATTTACGGAGACAGCACCAAGCGAGTGGGACAGGTTATAAATCTGTATACACCGAAGTTTTCGGCAGATCACGCAGTCAAATCTGACAAAGCAGACAAGAACTTTAGCGGAAACTATCTGATTACATCGGTGCGACACACATTTGGAACAGCATACAGTTGCAAACTTGAACTCTCAAGAAATGCGATGGGGGTGTAATGAAAGGCTTTTCAGGACGAGAAGGATTTGTGTGGTGGCACGGTGTTGTGGAAGACAACGCTGATCCGCTGTATCTTGGGCGGTGCCGAGTTCGTATATTTGGATTTCACAGCGACGATAAGGTAGAGTTGCCCACCGCAGCCTTGCCGTGGGCGTATCCCATGCAGCCTATTACCAGTGCTGCTCTGTCTGGAATCGGACAGTCTCCCACAGGACTGCTGAACGGCTCCCATGTGTTTGGATTCTTTAGAGACGGTGACGACGCACAAGAGCCTGTAATGATGGGTTCTTTTGGTGGTGTGCCACAAGCAAATGCGGACACATCAAGGGGGTTTGATGATCCAAGTGGACTGTATCCAGCAAAAACAGAAGATGTAAACAACAGGCTGTTCCCCATAGGTGTGTCTGTTGTTGGTGAAGCAGACACAAACAGACTTGCCAGAAACAATGGAGAAAGCAACGGGCAAGGAACCGTTGCAGAAAAGCGAGCAGGAACAGTCAAGCAAAATGTTCAGAGTGCTCCTGGGATTAAAGACGGCAAGAGCCAATGGAGCGAGCCGCAAACCCCGTACAACGCAGTGTATCCAAAAAATCATGTGCTGTACACCGAAAGCGGACATGTCAAAGAATACGACGATACACCTGGGGCAGAACGCATCCACGAGTACCACGCATCAGGCACTTTCACTGAAGTGGGCAACGGATGGGAAAACAATCCTGATGGAACCCGCGTTCAAAAAATTGTGGGCGACGATTACGAAATCTGCTTGGGTAACAAGAAAGTGTATATTGGCGGCAAAGAAGGCTTGAATGTGGTGGTGGATGGCCCAATTAATTTAACGGTTGTTGGCAACGGTAGCAACATTCAGATTGACGGCAACATAAACATTTTAGCAAAGGCTGAAGTTAATCTGCAATGTGAGGGCAGATTCCGTGCGTCTGCACAACAGATGGAATTTTTTGCTGCTGACAGTATTGCATTCTCGGGCAAGACCGTGGAATTCATATCTGACGGGTCTGTGGCTGTGGTTGGTAGCCGTATTGAGTTGAACTCTGGTCAGCCGTCGCTTCGTCCGTCCAAGGTGCAGTTGCAATGAATTATCGTGGAGAACATCGCAAGTACGAGCCAGGTACTTCTGTGTACCGTGTATACAAATACGGAGACATCGTGACACGAAGCGGTGTTTCTTATATTTGTAATGTAGAAACATCATACGGATATTTACCTTCAGAAGAGCAGTCTGGTTTTATTGTGCTTGGCGGAGGCGGAGCCACTGGTGGAATTTCTTTTTCTTTTGGAACATCTGCCCCGTCTTCTCCTGTTGCTGGACAGCAGTGGTTTGATAGTTCAACAGGACTCCTGTATGTGTATGTGGTAGACGAAGATTCTGGGCAATGGATTCAACCAAATGCTGGCCCAACAGTAATTGATGGAGGAACCATCTAATGCCCATCAATTTTCCTACATCACCCGCTGTTGGACAGGTATATGAATTTGGTGGATTGTCGTGGCAATGGAGTGGAACTGCTTGGAAATCTTTGGGGTTTTCTCCTGTGGTTTATGTTCAGGGAGCAACAGGTGCAACTGGTTCACAAGGAGTAACAGGATCACAAGGAAATACGGGTGCAACTGGCCCACAAGGTCCAACAGGTGCAGCGTCAACGGTTGCTGGCCCAACAGGCCCGACTGGACCGCAGGGAAATACTGGCCCTCAAGGACCAACAGGTGCAGCGTCAACGGTTGCTGGCCCAACAGGCCCGACTGGACCGCAGGGAAACACGGGAGAGGTAGGCCCACAAGGGCCGCAAGGTAATACTGGTTCTACAGGGCCACAAGGAGCACAAGGAAATACAGGAGAAACAGGCCCTCAAGGAATTCAAGGGGTTCAAGGTGTCACAGGTGCAACTGGCCCTCAAGGGGTTCAAGGTGCAACAGGAGCAACCGGTCCCGCAGCAGACCTTGGATTTGTGATTGCTATGGCAATAGCCCTATAAATACGCAGGAGAACCCATGAAGAAACTACTTGGACAAGACGCATCAGGCACATACGCTTTCAACCCCACAGCCAAAACTGTGACATTTTCAGGGTTGAGTCAGGCTATAACTCTAGCCAACATTCTTCTCATTACCAATGTCACCGCAAACACCATTATCTACAATTTTGCTAGTTCATCCACAGGTGCAGCCAGTTTTGCCAACAATGTGCTGACGCTGGACTACGACACCACATCCATGAACTCTACGGATGTGCTGCAAGTCTATCTTGACCTTGCAGGCGAAGAATCCCTCCACGACCTTCTTCGCCGCATGAACAAACTGTTGGAAAGCAATGCGGTGGTAGACTCTCGTTTGCGTCAAAAAGTGGTGATTGAAGCCATCGGAACCAACTTGGCAGCACCAACCGAAGTTAACGCAACTGTTCCTGTTTCTGGATCGGTTACAATTTCATCTGGAACAGTTACTCCCACAAACGCGGTGGTTACTCAAGTAATCTCAAATACCGCAGCGAACCCGTATTCGGTTGCGTCAAGCACATCTTCTTTTGTTATGGAAGGACCAGTTCACCAGTTATGGCGTGTAGCCAATGACGCTCAAGCCTGCTACGCTCAAGCAATTCGCTCTAAACTAACATTCTCATAATAGGACTAAACAATGGCAGTAACTAATCTACTAAAGACACAAGTTGACCAACCCGTATTTGAGTGGGCACGCTTTGCTCCCACCGCATCGTCTGCTACTTCTGCTCTTGCTTCTAGTGATGATAAAGCACGATATTTTTATTATGTTGTTGGTCAAGCCATGTGGCGGTACGATACTTATTCAGATTCATGGCAGGAGTGTGCTCCCCCAAATACCGCTCCAGTAACTACCGCCGCTTTAAAATACGCTAAATTTTCAGGATATCGTGGTCACACTATTACTGCTACTTCCAATACGATTACTGTTGCAGGATTTAGCAAACACGCACATATTCCAGAAGGGTTAAAAATTCGTATTATTGCAGGTAAAGGAGCAGGACAAGAACGAACAATCACTGAAGTTGCTGAGGCTGTTGTTGCTGATTTCGGTGTGATTACAACTGCAAGTGCTTCTTCCATAGCCGATTCTACCAAAAAATGGAGAGTAAATCAATGGGACGGATACCAATGCCGTCTTGTGTACAGCACAGGACAATCACAAATTCGTAGAATTTTGTTTAACGACACAACAACTTTGCATTTTAGTGATGTTAACTGGCAAGCAATAGACTCGTTCAATAATACAGGATGGTCTGCGGTTACTCCTTTTGCTTTACCAGTGACAACCTCTGGTTTACAAACTCATTACATAATTGAATCGTCTGTAGTTACTGTGGACACTTCTTGGGATGTAACACCAGATGAGTCTTCGGTATATCAGATTCTTGGTGGAGGTCTGTGGTTATTTTCTTCGGCTTCTGCTACTCCATTTTCTTCTCTTCAATTTTATGATATTCTTAGCGATACATGGCAAACAAAAACAGCAATAGGTGGATTGATTACTTCAGCATACGGAACAGATTTTGCTATTGATCGTACAGGAGAAGTATCAGGAGCATTTGTTTCAGGATTAACAGCCACTTCTGGTCTTACCAATGGTCTAGTTAACAGCGGAGCAACAATGGAGTATGATCGTTGGGCAAATCACCAGTTGCGTATTACTTCAGGCAAAGGAATAGGTCAACGAAGACGAATAGTTGGAAATACAGACACAACATTTTTTGTGGATCATGGATGGGGCATAACACTAGATAACACATCACAATATGCAGTCTATGCAGACACAGATAAACTATGGATTGCAGGAAATGGTAGTTCTGCACTATGGTATTATTCTGTGGAAAGGGATATGTGGGCAAACGGACATATTGCAGACAGTGGTATTGCACGAAATATTTCTGTTACTCCATACGCAGGAATAACATACGAAGCACCCCACGAAGGTTTAGCCGTTTCTAGTATAGTGTATAACGCAAACGGAATTCTTACAGTTGCAGTAAACGCAGGCGGAAGTGGTTATGTAGTTGGTGATCTTGTAACCTTAAGCACCACTGGTTCTGGTGCACAAGCGTATGTTACATCTGTTAGCGGAACAGGAGCGGTTACTGGTCTTCAACTTGCCGCATCAGGAACAAATTATACCTCTGTTACCACAAGCAATACTACTGGTGGTTCAGGAACAAGTTTAACAATTAATGTGACTGTTGGAAAGGTTGGAAATGTTACAACAGTAACTAATCAGGATTTTAGACACGGTGAGTTTGTAACAATTGCTGGTTGTGCTACAGACACCACATTTAATGGAGTATTTCAAATAATAGGGACAGCATCACTAACTACATTTTCTATTGCTGCCCCGTCAGCAACCGCATCACCAACGGCAGCATCATCTCAAAGCACATCAGTTTTAGTTGACGCATCACAAAACTGGGCAACAAACGAACATACTGGAAAAATACTTTATATTTTGTCTTCTGGTGCAAGTCCAACTCTTGTTGCTGCTAGAAAAATTGCTTCAAATACTGCAACAACTGTAACTGTTGCTGGCGGAACGATTACCGCAGCAACAAACGGAACAAGCAGATATGTAATTCAAGAGCCTCGTGGTTTTGGTGCTATGGTAACAAATAAAATAGCCAACAAAGTTGGTTATGGATGGGCATCATCAGGCACAGCAACCACATTGGTTGATTCGTCTAAAGATTGGAACAACAATCAATGGCTTAACTGTCGTGTTCGTGTTATGTGTGGTACTGGAGCGGGCAATGAATCAGTAATCACAGCAAATACTGCTACAACTCTTACTGTGGCATCTTGGGGTGTTGCCACACCTGATGCTACATCTAAATATGAAATATTAGATTCATTTGGTATTGTTACTACAGCAGGAACAACAACACTCACTGATGCACAAAAAAACTGGGGCACAAACGCTTTGGCAGGAAAGCGTTTGCGTGTAGTGGCTGGTGCTGGTATTGGTAACGAAGTTGCCATAACTTCAAATACTGCAACAGTAATTACTCTTGGTTCATCAATCACAACCGAAGCCACCGCTAATAACGGCACTTTCTATGAAATTTATGAACCACCTGCACGATCTACAGGAACAGATTTGCGTTGGTTGTTTAACCTGTCTGATACTACTAAAAAGGGCAGATGGTTCATTTCTCCTCGTGGTGGCGGTTCCAACATTTTTGATATTTACGATATTCCTTCAAACACTTGGGACATAACCCCGTTCATTACGCCATACACATCAACACTAACAACAGGATCAATGTATGCGTATGATGGAGACGATTCCTATTTCTTTACAAAGGATGCAACAGGTCGCGTATACGAGTTAGATTTAAACACATTTAAAGTTAATACTTCTACTACAACTCCATATGCTCATAGCACTGCAATTATAGGAAATCGCATGGAAATAGTAGAAACACCAGACGGCTTGAAGTATCTGTATATCATGCGTCATACAGGACAGGAAATGTGGAGAACTCTGAAGTTCTGGTAATAGGAGAACCCGATGGCACTACAAAAAACAATCTACACGGCAGACAACACAGGAGCATCGTCTAACTACTGGAAGATTCGTTCTGTGTTGTTGAATCACACAGAAGGCAATGGAACAATAATAGTTGACGGATATGTTTCAGAGCAAGCACGGCAAACAAGTCGTGTTCCGCTTGACACTAGAGTTGTTCCTGTTCCTGTAAGCGAATACCTAACTCGGTTTTCTCCTGTGGCTATTGATGAGGCAGGGATGAACGAAGTAAAGGCTGGTTATGTGTTTCTGAAAAGCCTAGTTGCGGACTTTCAAGGTTCAGAGGATGTTTAAGAGGTAACCCATGCCAGGAGTTTGTAGAGCATTCATAGATACTGCTGGAGGCACTATTTTAGTGGGTGATTCTTCTGTTTTGATAGAAGGAAATCCCGTAGTTGTAGAGGGAAATCCTGTAGAAAATCACGGAAAAGACGAACACAGCAACGCAACCATGATTAACGGCAATCCACGAGTTGTGGTAAACGGGATTCCTGTTTGCACAGAAGCAAGTCAAGCATCGTGTGGCGATGTTCCAAGTGGTTCAGCACGAGTAATAGTGGGGTAATTTATGGCGTGTCCATGCAAGCAAAAACTAACAGACGAACAAAAAAACCTAGTTAACAATCAATTAGGTAAAACTTTTGTACAAAACACCACAGGCGGACAGGCTGGTGGTGTTAGTAGTGCTCTTGGGCAGTCTATTTCTAGATTAACTGCTCTGCAAACAGCACTTTTAACTCCATCTGTTGGAACTGTTGGTGCTGCTTTGGGAAATACTGGTGTTGATACTGCAAAACTGCAACAGATCATAAACAGCACTACATCCATGAGAAACGCAGTTAATACTTTTAGAGATCAAGCCAATGCTTTAAGCAATCCTCAAACCCTTATGAGCGTGGTTGGCAGCATGAATTTTTACGCCAATCTTGGATGTGCTTTGGGAATAGAAGGGCTTGATGTCACAGTTTCAATTGGTGCACTAACAGGAAACGGACAAAACGCTATAAACATAGCAGGTGGCGTTCAAGTGGATTTGGATCGTATCATAGACAATTTTGCAAAAAATCCAGCAGGAGCAGGACTTGAGAATGCAGCAAAAGAATTTAATACTGCTCTTGAAGGCATAAGCAGCAAAATAAACCAAGCCACTGGTGCTTTGAGTGAAATAACATCTGCTAGTGATAAAATACGACAAGATGCAACAGCACTAATAGCCAAATACAGCCAGATAAACTTCTTTAGCAATCTTGTTGGAGACGCAAACGATCCGTGCAACAAGATGAGCGTGGCAATTAATCAGGGTGGATTGCTCACACCAGAATTTCAGCAGTTGGCAGGAGCAGCAAACGCTTCTGTGGCATCTCCATTCACAAGTTCAGGGAGCACAACAACCAGATGAGCGAACACTCAATTTCATCGTATTCGGAAATTGTTTACTCCATCGGTGAGATTGTGGGTGTGTTTGGTGTTGGTATTGCTGTGGGTCTGTGGACCATGCTCAAAAAGAAAAAGTTTGCTGCCTTGCTTGAAGTTAAAAAAGAACAAAAGGTAGCCCAAGCACACAGTCAGGTTCACGAAACCCTAACTGAACTCCGTCTACTGGTTCGTGCGTCACGGGCAATGGTGTTTCAGTTCCACAACGGTGGGCGGTTTGCTGACGGTAGTTCCATTAAACGCTTCTCTGTTACCCACGAGTCGTGTGGAATTGGTGTTCAGGGCATGTTGCTGGAATCACAGGATGTGCTGCTCAACCGCTACCGCGAAATGGTGGATATTTTAGAAAATCGTTGTAATGAAATAATCAAGGTTTCTGATCTGCCCCAGTGCTCGTTTCGTTACGGGCTTGAAATAAATAATGTACTGTTCTTTGCGGTTAGCCCCCTGAAGTGCGAGGACGGGCTGACTCCTATGGGATTTGTGTGCTGCCATTGGTGTGATATTGGCGATCTGGATGCAGTTCAAGCCGAAGGAATATCTGAAAGTTCGCTTTCCGAGGTGGTTTCGGTGTCTACCAAAACAATAAATTCACACCTAACGCTAGGTAAACGCAATGCCTCTTAAAATAAATTCAACACCACAAGAGCCTGTCTATACAGACATAGACCCGCTGTTTACCAGAAACCCTAAAACCAGCGATGTGGTGGCTATAAAGGACACCAAATCCATCAAGGTGGCTATTCAAAATCTGCTGTCTACTGCTTTTGGTGAGCGGCTGTTTCAGCCACAGATTGGAGCCTCGCTTCGTCCTCTGCTGTTTGAGCCGGTGGACTCCATTACTGCATTTGAAATACGCGACAGAATCTTGGAAACCATTCGTAAGAACGAGCCACGAGTAAGCAATATAATAGTAGATGTAGTGTCTAATCCTGACTCAAACGAATACCAAGTAGTGGTAGAGTACACAATACAGTCCATTGGAGCGGTAGACAGGGTAACAACACTACTTGAAAGGGTACGCTGATGGCAACAAACGCTAACGCTCTGAATGTGGTTGGGCTGGATTTTAGTGAAGCAAAGGCTTCTCTCCAGTCGTTTCTTGAATCACAGGACACCCTGAAAGACTACAATTTCAACGGCTCTGTGCTGAGCACCATTTTGGATATCATGGCGTACAACACCCACTATCAAGGGTTCTACGCAAATATGGTAGCCAACGAAATGTTCTTGGATAGTGCGGTGCTGCGTCCGTCTATTGCGTCTCATGCCAAGCAGTTGGGATATACACCACAATCGGCTCGTGCTGCAAAGGCTACGCTAACTGTTCCTATTTCTAGCGGCTCGTCCACCACCGACACCTATTTGGCTCGTGGAAGTGAATTCACAGGAACCGATCCTGAAGGCAGTCAGTACAAGTTTATCCTTTTGGAAAACGCTTACGCAGACACCACTACCAACAGTTTTGAAGAGATTGATGTGTACGAAGGCAGTCTGCGTCGTGTAAGTTATGTGTACGACCGTAACCGCAAAGACCTGTCTGTTCTGCTGATTCCCAACGACAAGATTGACACTACAACTATTCGTGTTCGTGTTCAGGCTTCTGTGACTGATTCCACAGGCTCTTCAAGTGTTTGGAGTGAAGCAACTTCGTATGTGAATCTGACTCCTACTTCCAAAGTGTTTTTCTTGCAAGAGAAGGAAAAGGGGCTGTACGAACTGTATTTTGGCGACGGCTTCTTGGGGCAAGAGCCTGAAACTGGAAACTTGATTTCTGTTGAATATCTTGAAACCAACGGTGCAGTTGCTAACGGAATAAGCCAGTTTAGTTCGGCTGTTAGTGGGCTTGGTACAGTTGAAACAGTTTCCGAATCGGCTGGTGGTGGTGATGCAGAGACATCAACACGCATCAAGTTTATGGCTCCAAAGTACTACAAGTCACAAAGCCGTGCAGTAACAGAAAACGACTACATTACCGCTGTTAACAGGTACTATCCTGATGCTGCGTCTGTGTATGTGTACGGTGGAGAAACCGTGACTCCACCACAGTACGGAAAAGTTTTCATTGCTATTCGCCCAAATTCTGGGCAGGCTTTGAGCGGAAGTGAAAAGGAAAGTTTGATTAGATCGCTGCGAGACAACGCCTCTGTGGTTACTATTATACCAGAAGTGGTTGATACAGACTATTTGGATTTGGTTATAGACAGTAAGATTACATACAATCCAAATGCCTTAAATATCAGTGCTGGAACTTTGAAAGCATTGGCTGTAGCGTATGCGTTCTCGTACTCTAATATTCAACTAAACTCGTTTGGTTCTAATTTTTATTACTCACAATTCATTAAAGGTATTAGTGATTTGCACCCTTCAATTTTGAGCAATCAAACAACTGTAAAGTTGAGAAAAATCGTAGAGGTAGGAAGAGTAGTATCATCCAAAGGACTGGTTATTGATTTTGGAAATTCGCTGTATCACCCGCATGATGGTCACATCTCAATACTATCGTCCAACATGTTCCCACATAAAAACTATGACGGCACGGTTGTTTATAATTGCAGATTAGAGGACGATGGATACGGTAGTTTGAGTGTGGTGAAAAACGAAACTAACGGAGATAAAACCACAGTTTTGACTGCTGTGGGAACTGTTGACTACGCAAACGGGACTGTGCGATTGAACTCCAAATTTATTCCTGAAATATCCACAGGAACAGTATACGGAATTATTATAACCGTTCAGCCAAAAAATCAAGACTTGTATGTAAAAGAAAACAAAATCATAAGAGTTAATCGTGGTTATTCTGATTCTGTTTCAGTTTCCTTGTTTTCAGAAGTAGCGTCACGAGCATCTGCTACTGTATAACACATGGTTGAACTAAAAAACATCATACTGAATACGCCAACGGAAACTCTTGAGAAGGTGATTGCACCTTTCATAGAAGAGCAGTTTCCGTCTTTTATGCGTCGTGACTACAGAAAACTGGTTATGTTTATAAAAGCGTATTACGAGTGGATGGACAAGCAAGGAAATCCGGGATTTGTCATTTCTAATCTGTCGTCTGTTTACGATGTGGACAAGAGTTTAGAAGAGTACTATTCACACTTTAAGAACACATATCTTGAAGGATTTCCTGATGTATTGGCTACCAATACTAGCGGAAGAAAACCAAACAAGAACACCCTGCTGAAACACATTCGTGATTTCTACGGCAACAAAGGCACGGAGAATGCGTACAAGTTTTTGTTCAGAGTGCTGTACGACAGTGATGTTGAATTTTACTATCCCAAAGAAGACATTTTGAAAACATCAGACGGACGATGGATTGAAAAAGTTTCTATCAAAACCACATCATCCAACGGTTCAGTTTTGTTCTCTGCAAAAGGACAAACAGTTTATCAGTACAATGGAAATGAATTATTGGCTTCTGCCGAAGTAGATACCGTTGTTCAATACAATCAAAACGGGTACGAAATTACCGAGTTTTTCTTGAATAACTTGATTGGTAACTTTGTTTCAAGCCTTCCTGTTACTTTTGAAATAAACGCACAGCAGTATCAGGAAACGGTATTCAGCGTATTGTCTGACTTTTTTATTCAAACCCCAGGATCAGATTTCCGTGTTGGAGACGAAATTTACATTACTGATGCCAAAGGCACAGGATTTTCTGCGTTTATTGAACAGACTGGTCTTGGTGGAAGCATTAAAAAAATTGGTGTAAAGAATTCAGGTATTAACTACTTTAATACTGTCACGGTGTCTTTTATCAGTCAAACAGGAAATTTGAGTTCTGCTGTGGTGTTTGCCCGTCCAACAGCAGTTACTCGTTATCCAGGATTTTATTCTAACAATAGTGGAAAACTGTCGTCTACTAAAAAGATTCAAGACGGGCATTATTACCAAGACTTTTCGTATGAACTAAAGTCTGCGGTGAGTCTAGACACCTACTTTTCGGTGCTGAAAGACCTTATCCATCCCGCAGGTATGCGGATGTTTGGCTCAATCTTGGTGCAAGATTCTTTAGAAAATTTTGCCAACACATCAGCACAGGGCACATTCTTCCGCGATCCAATTATTGGAAATTACACGCCGTATACCAGTGGAACCACATTGGATCTGCGAGCCAACGGACGGACTGGCGGCGGCGGGTGGTGTGGAGCCGAAGGCGATCTGTACCCGTTGGGGTACAATCCGTATATTGGCAGCACAAGCGAGGTTGGGCCAAGCGGCAAGACTGCTCCTCTTGGAACACTATTCTACGGTACTTCTTTAGGGTACACCTATTGCATCGTGCCTGAAGACGGTAAGACTGCTCACGATCCGCTTGGTGCTCCGCTTGGCAGCACAACAGCGTGGTTCAACGGCAAAGAAACAGCACTGACTCCTCAAGGCATGCGAGGACTGGTGCTGTGGCTCAAGCCTGAAAACATTGGCGTGTGTGGTGCGGTTGCCAACGGAGCCAGTGTGGATGTGTGGCGTGATGCGTCACCGTCTCAAAATGATGCAGTTCCGCCCACATGGGATAAATGGAATGGTGTAAGTAAAATTACACAAACCAGTAAGGCTTCTCCCAGCCAATGGGATAAAGAAGCAAGAACAACCAATTATGTGACAAAAATTGTATTCGTTCCCGATGGATTGTGTGGAGGATTCACGATGGGACGACATTTTATGATGGGATTAAATACAGATCCTTCTTCTTCTTCTGGTTATTCAACACTAGATTATGCTTGGTATGCTTCTGGAAGTTATTCTAATTTAAATTTTCCAAGAGCATCTGAAATTTATGAAAGTGGTGTTCGGGTGCCGACTTTATCTGGTTCTTATGATTTTGGAACCCATACAGATTCCACGGTTTTTTCTGTGGAGTATCAAGAGCCAAATGTTGTTTATGCTTTAGATGGTGTTGAAAAGCGTAGAGTATATGCTGGGTATGGGTTGACATTTTATATGGACTCTTCTTTTTATTCGGATGCTATTGCAGGAGTAACAGGAACATCTGTTACAGTTCTTGAAACCTCATACAGAGGCACTCCTGTGGTTCCGCAATTGGTTGTAAGCAGCGGAATCACTCAAACCACATACGCAGGACTCACAGTAGACAAACTTCGCCCCACTCTTGCCATCAACGACGGGGGTATTGCGGGTGCAACAGGTGTTTCGTTTGGTGGCGGACTGCTGATTGGGCCAAAGACCTCTTTGGCTAACAGCACCACGACTAATATTATACCAAGAACAGATTTTAGCAGCGGATGGAGTATTACCACACAAACCATCACTCTTCTTACAGGCATCACCGCAACCACTGCTCCTGGGCGGCTTGACAGCAGAGGGGTGGTTGGCGTAAAGGTTTCTGCGGATACCAGACCATCTACGGCTTCATTATGGAACAGAAAGTTTTTCCAATATACCTTGCCTTCCACATATAGAGTAGCAGATAAAGTGTGGACTACCAGTGTGTACGCTAAAGCGGGAAGCGGCTCATATCCGTACCTCCGAATTTTAGATAATGGAGCACTAGACGGCGGAACAACTCCTATACTGGTAGTAAATTTGAGCAATGGTTCTTATACTACTGCCTATACAAGCAGCGTGTCTTATAAAGGACACTCGGTAATTCCTGTTGGTGACGGATGGTACAGAATATCTTTGGTAATCAAAGCAAACGGAACATCTAATGGATATACTGTAGGAAGTAGAATTTTTTATATGTCTGTTACCGATAGTAGCGGAAATGAAGGAGGAGGAGTTGGAGGATGGAGTGGAAGTGGAAACACCGAAATGTACCTGTGGGGGCCGCAGTTTGAAGAAGGCACATACGCCAAACCATTTGTTGAAACCACTGGTGCTCCTGCGTCATCCACAGCAAATACCACAATAGACTATTTGGATTCTAGAGTTACTCTTCCGTTCACCCCGGGTGGCACATTTGAAAGCATGCTTGAAGGTCAGCACATGTACCTGACCAAACCATTGATTCTGCCCAAAGAAGCAGATGCGTTTTTGGTGTTCCGCGTTAAAGCGGAAAACAGCGGCGTAAACACTGGATTTATTAGTTCTAGCAAACCACTATGGGATGGCACTTTCTTCCCAAATGATGACACGGTGATTCACTGTAGGGGTTGGAATAGTATAGATCAAAACAACGCCAATTTGATTTCTGGAAATTATGCAATAACAGGAAACACTGTGCGGTACTACTACAATACCGCTTCCCTGTCGTTCCGTCCGTGGGGAGGATCAGTTCCAAGCACAGTATCAACGGCACAAAGAGGAATAATTGGTTACGATCCACATGTAAGCAACTTGGCTACAGGCAGAGTTATTGGAGAAGTGGGACGAGACAGTACAAATACTTTATTTGCGTACTACAACGGCGACCGAGCCACCAACTACTCGCCATCCACAGGCAGAAGCGTTGCTGTTTACAGCAACAACTCTCTTTCAGAGTCCCCAACGCCTGTGTCTGGTATTACTGTGGATATTGGACGGATTGGTGCGTACATGTCCTCTGGGCTTAGTGCTGGTTATGCTTTTGGAACCACCGCATGGGTTAGTGGAATTACCGCGTATTGGGGAAGCAATTCTAACAGTTTCAATGGTGTGTTGAACGAAGTAATTGTGTTTGATCGTAAACTGCAAGAAGAAGAGCGTCAGCAGATTTACGGATATTTGGCTCGTAAATACAAGATGGACACCGCTCTTCCTGATTCGTATTACCTTGCCCATGCCAGTGGTTACGAAAAAGGCTTGACCTATTGGAGTATTGCCCACCACCCAAATTCTAAAGACCTCCTGACTATTCCTGCGGGGGTATCGTTTGCAGGCATAACCATTACCAATTTCTTAAACATGCCTGAAACCATCTATAAGTCCAAGGGCACAGTTCTGTCGGGAGGAACGGTGTTGGCGGGCGATACATATGATTACCTAGAAAACACTGGTGCGTAAAACGGAGAACCCATGCCTGCCTACCTGAAAGCGTCAATCAAGCGGTCATATGCCGAAGGCTTCCTGAACGAACTGGAACGCAACGATAACCAGTACTTTTTCTTTGTAGCCAAACCCACAGCATGGGAAACCGCTGGCGGCGACAACAGCCCACCCACTCCCGGAACAGCAGAGTATCCTGATAGTGACGAAAACGAACGCGAGATCATGCGTAACATTATTGGATACAAGAAACTGAATCCTAAAAATATCCTGTTTGCTCTGCCCCGTTACGAGTGGGAAAGCGGAACCGTTTACGACCAATACAGCGACCGCGAAGGGCTATTTGACACAGACGATCCCAAGATTTTCTATGTGGTCACAGACGAAAACAACCTGTACAAGTGCCTGACACGGCAAACTGTAGACGGAACTTATAACGGTCAAGGCAAGCCGTCTACTATAAAACCAACAGGTACTCTGACAACACCATTCGCTCTTTCTGACGGCTACACATGGAAGTATTTGGCTACTATTCGTTCTTCTGATCTGCCGTATGAACTCACAGACTATATTCCTGTTGATTTTATAACCAGTAGGGACGATACAGAAAGCACAAACCAATACGCTGCTCAGGCTACAGCAGTTTCTGGTGAATTTACTCGTTTGGATTTTATAACCAATGGCGGCGTATGTGCCGCTGCCTACAACCAGACACAACTAGCATCAAACACTGCTCTTCGTTTGGGAACCTATGCTGAAACAGCAGGTGAAAAGATTGTGAAATTAAAAGTAGAAGATAGTGGAAATGTTCAAAATCCAGCAAATAAAGCAGGATACATTCTTCGTGTTGTTAATTCCACAACCAATCCACAAACCATAAACAATTACGGAGTAATTACTGAAAGTGGGAACACTGGTGCTTCAAACGAACTTGTGTATTTTAAAATACAAGACGATGCTATAGATTTCACCGTGACAAATCCTAGTGTTGGCGGTGTGGATTTCACAACATTTGAAATTCTTCCACGAATTCGTATCACGGGTGACGGAAGTGGTGCGTATGCTTTTCCTGTTATGGATTCGTCAAACAACACCATCACGGGTGTAAATTTGATAAATCGTGGAGAAGACTACACCCAAGCATCGGTATTTGTCACCACTTCTATTGCCACACAGCCCACCAAAATACACCCAACCATTACTCCTGTACTTGCTCCCAAAGGCGGACACGGCAGCAATATTCTTAAAGAACTGAATGTGAAAGACATTATTGTTATTGTTGAAGTATTGGAAGAAGACGAAGACAAATTTATAGGTGGTGGATCATACAGGCAGTTTGGTATTGTAAAGAATCCTATTCTGAACAACGGTTCCAAAACTGTAGCGGGGTCTGCTGATCCGTACTACCGAGACATTACTCTGCTGTACGACGGATCACAGCATGCGACTAGAGATTTGAATGAATGGAAGGCTGTTTTGTTTACTGGTTCTAATGCAAATTTCATATGGGGAACCGAATCTTCCGTTGGCTCAAAAATAAGTCAACTACGGTCTGTTTCTAATTTAGGAAACGAATGCAGACTGATAGTGAAAGTAAAAAATATAGGCGGAAATTATATCACCTATCAGTCTCGCCCAAATGATCTTATACTAACTTTTTCTGGCGGTGTTGATATTACTGGATTCATTACTGGAGAAACTGTAACCCAAAACATTCCCGCTGGAACAACTGTTGCTTCACCAGATCCAAATTTGACCGCAGGTATATCATACGGTTACGACATTAACACAACAGGCACAGTTGTTTCTCGCCAAACCAATAAGTTGATAGTGAGAACTGAAAGAAATTCATTTGTTTCTGGTCAAGTAGAAGTAATCGGCAGCGCAAGTGGTGCATCTGCTGCCCCATCGGCGGTTGCACCTCGCTACGGAGAGTACTCGTGGGTGTACAATCCTCCTTATAATGCTTTTTATAGCGAAGGCGGAACATACGATATTTTTAGAATCATAGAAGTTGGAAGTCCTTACTTTGATCTCAACGAAACTCCTGCTTATACAGGACTTACCATTTTGTCTCTTGGAACCAGTGTTAGCGGTTCCACTGGTGGTATAGATGTGACTTCTGCTGCTCTGACTCAAAATTCGTTCTCAAACGGAGACTTTGTGCAACAAGGCTCTAGTGGTGACGCTTTTGGCAGTTACGCTAGCGGAACTGTGTATAATTGGGAATTTATAAATTCGTCTAGTGGTCGGTTGTATCTTACCGATGTGTTTGGAACATTTAGAAATGTGTCCCAAAACGGAATCACTGGTAGCACACTTGGTGCGTATATTGTTACCGATGTTGCGTCTCCAGACATTGATCCATCTTCCGGTGAAATCATATACATAAACAATATACGCCCAATTTCACGAGTCAAGGGGCAATCAGAAGAGTTCCGTCTGCGATTAGGCTTCTAAAGAGGAAACAATGGCTTACGATCCCAGCATCTTCAACATCAATCCGTACTACGACGACTACGATCCCGCCAAGGCTTTTCTCCGAGTTCTTTTCAAGCCCGGTTATGCGGTTCAGGCTCGTGAACTGACTCAAATCCAGTCCATTCTTCAGGATCAGATTTCACAGGTTGGCGACCATCTGTTCAAAGACGGCTCGCGTATTGTTGGAGGTGGAATTAGTGTTCGCAATACCAACTACCTGATGATTCAGCCAGATGTGCAAGGATTGACTGACATTAGTGATTACTCCTTTGTGCTGAATGCAACAGTAAAATTTGACCAAGGTGCTAGTGCTGCACAGCCCGAAGCCAGAGTGGTTCATTACATTGAACCAGACTCCACAGACGGCAATCTTGTTTTGATTTTAGATTACATTTCAGGTTCCCAATTTAATACCGGATCAACAGTTCTATTAACAACAGATACAGATTCTCCGGACGAGTACACTCTACAGCCAGCGCAGACATCTTGGGCAGCGGGTTCTTGCAAACTGGTTTCTGTTGATGATGGTATTTTTTATATTGACGGGTTCTTTGCAAGAAATCAGCAGCAGTATTATGTTCCGTACAGAACAATCGGAACCACCCGAAGAGATTTTGAGTTTGGAACGGCTTACAGTAGTTTGAATTCCAAAGTTGGCTTCAGTATTACTCGTGATTCCATCACTGAGTCTCAAGACTCTTCTTTAAGAGATCCTGCTATTGGTTCCTACAATTACAATGCACCCGGAGCAGATCGTTTCAAAATAGATTTGGTGTTGGATCAGAAAGACTTGCTGTCTGTTCCAGACAATTTTGTTGAGTTGTTGCGTTTTGAAAACGGAAAAATTACTCGCAAAGTTGAGCGTGTAACTTACGGTGAGATTGAAAAAACTCTGTCTCGTAGAACATACGATGAATCTGGTTCTTATATTGTTAAGCCCTTTGAAGTTAATGTGGCTTTGGTTGGTGCAACTCTCCAATACACTATTGGAAAAGGTAAAGCGTATGTTCAAGGGTATGAATTAGATTCACAATATCCCCAAACAGTTGAAGCACCTGCTGCGAGAACTACTCAAACCGAAAGCACTTTGGTTTTTCCGTTTTCAAGCGGAAACTGGGTTGGTGCGTGTGCTGGATTTGATACTGATACTATTGCTTCGTTCGGTACAACATTCAACACCTTTATTGGAACAACGCTAAACAACGGTTCGGCAGAAGTATATTTTAGAAACTCAAGCAAGGCAGTAATCGGGCAAGCCAAACTTCACGGGCTGATTCCGTTTGGGTTTGTTAGTAGTGCAAGTGGATTGACTCGCGGACACTATAAAATGTATCTGTACGGTGTTTCTGCTGATTCTTCCATATCTACGGCAACAAGTGCTGTTGTGATGCCTGCTGGAAAATCTGTTTCAAGTGGACAAACGCTTGCTGTGTTTGGTGCTTGTGGTGCTGGTGGAGTGTTTACAAATATCAACGGAAGCGATTCTACTTCTCTAGTATATGATGTAAAACCAGCATATGCTGTTTCAAATTTTACAGGGGTTGAGTTTTACACTGAAGTCATTAGCAATTCTGTGGGTGTTTGTTTTTCAGGATCGGCTGCTGGTACTCCAACAATTTACGGTGTGAGTCTGGCAAGCCATTTTTCACAATCAATTCCGGCAGCGGCTGGAACCGACATGCTTTCATTCTTTCCCTACACCCCAACAGGAACAAACAATCCATCAGATGTTCGGCAAGTAACCATACTGTCGGGTGATGGTTTAACCGGAACTACCGCACAAGCGTACAGTCCGGGTCACAGCACCAACATGACTGGCGTTACTCTGGCTAGCGACGAATTTTCGTATCTGCGTCTGCTTATTCCTGGCAATGCTCAACCCATAGGATTTACTGCTGGAAATGTAAGACTGGTTGTGCCGCTAAAGTACTCTTTGAATGCAAGTCGTCTGGCTGCGAGTGCTGTTTCTAGTTACGCCAGAACAAAAACATCAACCACACACACCACCAGTGCCATAACTCCAAATACTAATGGAAATCCAAAAGTAAGAGGAGGAAGAAAGTATATTCAACTTCCACATTACGATGTGTATTCTATTGTTGGAATAACCATGTCTGGAACTGATGTGACTTCTTGGTTTGAGTTGGATGACGGACAGCGAGAAGACTACTACGATTTCTCAAGACTGTATGTAAAGGCTGAAAAGAGTAGTTCTTTGACTGCTGATTGCACAGTCACATACAAGTATTTTGCTCACGGCGGACAGACTTTTGCCCCGTTTGTTGGTGCAAATTCTTATTTTGAAACAGGAACCACGCCATTAAACTACAGCCACATTCCTCTGTACACCAATACTAAAACTGGAAGAACAATATCTCTTGCAAATGCAATAGATTTCCGACACTCTGGCCCAAACAACCCATCACCTCTTTCTAAACCTTATGGGTCATACGAATTCCCTTCTGCTTTAGCCAATACCAGAGTTTCGTATAATCATTATTTGCCAAGAATAGACAAGATTAAACTCAAAGTGAATCCATCAAATGGTGCGCCTTTGTTTGTGGTTGAGCAAGGACAGCCTGATCTTGTGCCTGTTGCTCCGCCCGATACCGATGATGCAATTACCCTGTATACAGCACTGGTTCCTGCGTACACACACAAATCATCGGATATCATGTTGACTCCTCACGATAATCGTCGCTACACAATGGCAGATGTTGGAAACATTGAAAAACGAGTCAATGATGTTGAAACATTTGCAACTCTGTCTGCATCAGAAACAGAGTTGGAAACCAAATCAACTATTGCATACGCAAGATTACTTGGGTCGTCTACTACACTAGAACCAATCAAAACATCTTTGTATGTGGACGAGTTTACAGGACACAATTCTGGAGATGTGGCAAGCGATGAACACATTTGCTCTGTGGATTACGAATACGGAGAATTGCGTCCGTTTTTCTTGTCTTACCCAATTTCTTTGGGAAATACCAGTGGAAACTCGTCTGTGGTTGCGTCTTCTGATGGTGTGTGGACTCTTTCATACGGTGTAACAGCACACACACAAAATCTTGGATACACCAAGACACTCAAACCAAATCCAACCAACACAACCAATTGGCTTGGATTCCTGACTGCTTCCAAGACTATTGAAACCACATGGGACACTTCGTATCGCCCACTTACCAAGACTAATGCTCTTGGCGAAAACGATAACTGGATTTCTTCTGATGCTTACGACCGTCGCGGGTTTGGAACCCAGTGGAACGATTGGGAAAGCATGTGGACAGGCATAGAGACTCGTCAAGAAGAAAACGACACAATACAGCGAGCAATTCTTGAACTGCCTCGTTCTGCGTCTCCATCGGCTGTTGCGTCGGTTGATTCAGGAAACCCATCAATCGGTGTTGGTCGCAGAATAGACGCTACCACTACCGAAAAACTCATGGGATACGCCAAGTCCAAGCGACTCAAGAATCGTATCAAGGAAACAGTTGAAGGACGAGTGGTTGACAAGAGTGTTCTTCCGTATATTTCAAATCAGACAATTGGTTTGACCGCTTACGGACTAAAGCCCAATGCCACAAATCTTTCAGTTTTCTTTGACGGTATTTCGTTGGCAGGCGGCGGAAACGGCTTGAGTGCAGACAAGCACGGAACTGTTTCTGTTTCGTTTACGATTCCTGCAAATCGGTTTACAGTAGGCGAAAAACTGATTCGTATTAGTGATTCGTTTGATCCACAGAACGCATCTACTGCTGCTGAAACAGTCTTCTATGCTGTTGGTGCACTTGCCAAACGAGATTCTGGCTCTTACTCCACTCGTCCGCCAGAACTTCGTCGTCAGAGTGTTACCAGTGAAGGCATAATCAAGACACCATTCAACCGAGATGTTTCATACGACAGCAATCCAGACACGGTAGAAAACAACCAGTGGACTGATCCTCTGTGTCAGACTTTTATAGTGGACAAGAAAACATATCCTAACGGAATGTTTGTGTCTAGTGTTGATGTTTTCTTTGCCAAAAAGGATACTCTGCTTCCTGTAACAGTTCAACTTCGTCCAACAGTAAACGGATATCCGTCTCCGTCTGTGGTTCTCCCGTTCTCTACTGTGACCAAGTTGCCGTCTGGTGTGACTGTGGATGCAAACAACGGAAATCCCGTTGCTACAGGCTTCACATTTAGCAGCCCTGTATATCTTGAGCCGGGCGAATACGCAATTGCTGTGGTAACAAACAGCGGAAAATACGAGTTGTACGCATCAGACACATCACTCAACACCACATCTGGTGGAAGAGCAGGCAACAACGCAAGTGTTGGAACCTTGTATGTTCCACAGAATACCAGCACATGGGTTGCTGATAATGCAACAGATATTGCTTTCCGAGTCAATAGGTGTGTTTTCAACAACACTGCTTCGGGAACAATAGATTACAGTACTGACGGTGCTTGGACATCCAGAAACAACCAGATTGTAAAAATTACAAACAACGAAATAGTACCCATCGGGTGCTCTGTTTCTAGAACTGTGGGAAATGTGCCGTTCAAGAATGGGCAGAACACCTATTTCGCAACCACAAAAACAGGATCAAATACTTTGCCCATATCGTATACTCTTACACGAGGCACCAGTGATGCGGTGTCGCCTGTTATTGATATGGGAACATTTACAGGAAACGCAGTCAGTATGTACTTGAGCACCACTTCACCAAGTGGCAGCAACGGATACCCAACCTCTTCGTATGTTACCCGTGCGGTGGTTTTGCCACAAGACTCTACCGCTAATGGAATATTGGTGTACACCAATGCAGTTGTTCCACAGGGTGCCACACTCAACCTGTATTGCAAATATTCGTCATCAGGAGAGAGTGGGCTGTACCAATCACAGTGGCGACAGATGACCCGAGTTAATCCTGCATTCACCAGTTCAACAGAGTCAGATTTCAGAGAAGCCATTTACGGCATAACAAGTGCTACTGTATCGCCTCTGAATGGATTGGGCGGGGCTATTAACTCGTATCAGATCAAAGCAGAGTTTTTGGCAAACGGCACTTCATCGTACTCCAAGACACCTGCTTTGAAAAATATTAGCGTAGTAACATGGGCAGGGTGGGGTTAAAATGAGTAAATATGTTCGTGATCCACATACTGGAGCATTATACCTGAAAGACAGAGACGGGCTAGCAATTCGTGCACAGCAAGAATTGCTGAACACAACGGTACAGGCTTTACAAGATCAGATAAATACATTGAACGCTAGGCTATCGCAAATTGAATCTGCATTGAGCACAGGAACCATATGGCAGCAAACACAGGCCCAGACCTAAACACCTACAGTATTCCAGAAGTAGCACTTGGCGACACCTTCAACACATGGAGGGATGTTACCAATACAGGCGTTTACAAACTGAACAAACTCAAGATTTATGACGGAGTATCGTCTTCGTCCATAGACATTACTGTGGCTGCTGGTGGTACACTGTCTGCGGCTATTGCCGATAATGTGAATAAAGGTGTCACATTCCTTCAGCCCGTAACATTCAACGGCGATGTGACATTCAATGCGTCAGCATTTACTGTAAACGCAAACATTGTTACCATTGACGACTATTCTATAGTGCTTGGTGATACTGCTGCTGGGTCAGACGATACAAAGATTACCGCAGCGGGTGGTGGCGGCCTGCTTATCAATCGCGGCACAAGCGGAAACACCGCAGAGTGGCTGTGGCGACCAACAGAGGTTCACGGACTTACTGGTGTGTGGCAAGGCAATGCACATCTTGGTTTTAGTGGAGCCACTTTTGGCATCTATCCCCATCAAGGCGGTGTTCTGCCTGTTCACGGCAGCGGTATCCGTTTGGACGGCGGCAGCACCAGCGATCACGGGCTGTTGGTTGAATTGACTTCTAGTGGAGCCGCAGGCACTACCAGCAATCGCTCCATTCAGTTTGAGCGGTACGCCCCTGCGGGTTCCACCGTGTTCATGGAAGTGTTGAGTGGGGACACCTACGGTACTCGTCCGTTTGTGAATATTAGCGACGGTGCAAACCGAAAAACCATTTACAAAAGCGGTCACGGGTTTGTGTTTGGAACCCCTGTTCGTTTTGACGGTAGCACTTATGTGGCAGCACAGGCAAGTTCTGCTGAAAGTGCAGAAGTTGTGGGTATTGTCTCCAAAGTGATAAATACCGATTATTTTGAGATTACTTTCTTGGGTGAGATTTTTGGAGATTTTTCACTAGTAAATGCCACAAACTCGTCTTTGGTTTCTGGAACAACATACTACCTTACGCCCGGTGATGCAGGAAAAATAACTCCTGTTCAACCAACCAGTCCTGGAGCCGTTCACAAAGCACTGCTTATTGCCACAGGTGCCAACTCTGCAATCGTTTTGCCGTTTACTGGTGGTGTGTTGTCTAGTCCTATTCAGATAGCCAATTCGTCATCAGTAGCCACCCGAATCAACCAGATAAACGCTTTCAAAGTTGGTGATTTGGTTCGTTTCAAGGCGTATCCCGCAGGAATAACACTGAGATATAATGACGGAATCAGTAATATCACCCAGTATTTTTCTGAAGGAATTTTCGTAAAGGCACAAGCCGATACAGCAGAAGAAGCAGAAGTTGCAGGCATGGTTATTGCTACTGGTTTGAGTGGTGCCAGCATGGCATCCAATTTTGATGTGCTCATGGACGGTTTCTTTAATGTGAGTTCGTGGAGTTCTCCGTATGGCACATTAACTCCAGGAACCGTGTATTTCTTGAACAGCGGGTGTGCAGGCACAACACAATCTTTTGAAAGCAATGTGTCTTCGCACAGTACCACGCCGCCGTCCACCGAAGGAACAGTTCGCAAGCCCCTGTTCATGGCAACTTCCGCGTTTAGTGGATACCTGTTCTCGTATCGTGGCGATGTGCGTGGTGCGGCTACGGGTGTGAGTTACGCCAACCTTGAAAACTTCTTGGTGTACAATATTAGTGACGGCGTTTCTGGTGACTTGAAAATTGGAGTGTACAACGCCAGCACCACAGGGTTGGAGTGCATTAAACTGGCTGCGGGGCAAGGCAAGTACGATTCCAGCGTGGGTGTGACTGGTTATGTGGGTATAGGTGGTGGCTGGCAAGCACTAAACACTGGAACAGGAAATAGAATTCTCTCACAACTGGATGTGCGTGGCGATTTGCGTGTGGGTGTTACTCTTGAGGGTACTGCACAGGGACGCGATCTCATAATTTCTAGATACACAACCGACAGCATAACTTCCAACGGAACAACTGCTGCTACTCGTAATGTGGTTGGAACACAATACGAGTCTTCTAGTTTGGTTTTGGGTTACGGTGTGCGTCCGGGTCGCAACAGCGATTCGTGGATAAGCAGTCTTCCTTCGTCTTTGTCGTCTCCTCGTTCTGTTTTGATTGCTGGTGCAAGCGGTGGAACCCCCGCTCTTGTGTGGAAGTCTGCGTCTAGTGGTATTGTGGCTTTGGGCAGTGCGGTCACGCTGACTGACGGGTTCAGTATTGTTGGGAATACTGCATCGTTTGCTGGTTCTATGAATATTGGAACCACTTACGATGTGGTGTCAGATAATTCTGTTTTTGGTTCAAATAGTCCAAGAGTTGTTGTTCAAGGATACGGACAAAAATCATCAAGGTCGCAGATTTGCTGTAGAACAAACGATGGTAATTTTATACTTTTAAATGCTAGCGGCAAACAATATGATTACAGTCCTATAAATGCTTATGATGGTGGTGGGTATCTTGTTTTTGGAAGAGTTGGAGGAGCAAATCAGGGATGTACATTTGGAATTAACCCTTGGGCTGCTGGTGCAACTAATGGCATGCTATTTGCATTCAATGGTACAAATTTAAATGTTGGAATAAACAATCAAAATCCTCTTGTGGCTTTGGATGTGAACGGCGAGGCTCGTTCGTCCACAAGCACCACATCTGGGGCAAACGCAAAAACCTTGACTACGAAGGATTATGTGGACGATAGAATGAAAGTTGGAACAGTAGTCACATTTATGATAGCCAACGGAGGATTTGCTGTTGAGGGGTCTGCTCACACAGATCAAAATGATTATGAAGGAATGCCAGATGGTTGGAAAAATGTATCAGTGTATGCGAACGGTGAAGTTGTTAAATTTACTGTTCCTGCTAATTCTGGTAATTGGAGAGGATGTGCTGTCGGAAACGATGGACTTGGAAGTGGAAGTGTAGTTCCTTTTACTATATCTGATAGTGCCTCAATTCAAACAGTTACCGTTAATGTGCCCTATAATAATAGCGTTTGGTTTTTTAGAGCGAGAAGAACTTCTTAAATAATTTTAAGAAACAGGACACACACATGGGATCATCACTCGTACTAACAGGCGGAGCAGCAACCACCAAGACTCTCAAAGAGTCTATCTCTATAACTGGTCACGGAATGACTGTTGGAGATGTGCTTCGCTACGATCCAGCAGGAACAACTCCCAATACACAGTATATTCGGGCACAAGCCAATTCTGCTGCAAACGCAGAAGTACTGGGTATTGTGAGTGCAATCACCGACGAAAACACCATTGAACTTGCTTACGGTGGGTATATTGATATTCCCGCTCTGTCTGGTATTTCATTCCCTGTACTGTTCCTATCGGGTGTGTGTGCAGGAGGACTCACTTCCAATCCACCCAGTGCTGTGGGACAGATCATCAAGCCTGTAGCGTCCAAGCACCCGTCTTTGAACGGATACATTTTGAACAACTACTTGGGCACACAGATTGGCGGCTCGTCCACGGTGGGTATTGACGAGGTGCAGCCTGTGGGCACCATCATGCCGTATGCGGGAACTGCTATACCTGATTCGTGGCTGGAGTGCAACGGCAGCACCTATACTGTTGCAGCGTATCCTGAACTGTACTCCAAGATTTGCTACACCACAGGCGACAAAGCACCCATCTACGGGCATGTGGTGGAAATTGATTTGAATTCTACGACTCTTGCAGCAACAACATACACGAGTGCAGTGGTTGGTGATTGGGTATTCATAAAGAATCACAACGGAATCGCTACAGCAAGCGATCCGTCAGCAACCCCTTGGGGAACACAAAACCAAACAGACGCAGACACCGAGCAAGCAAAGTGGGATATTTACGGCACAATTGTATCAAAGGGAACAAACAGCAGCGGAAACCAAGGATTTGCTGTTCAGACATACGGAAAATGGACACAAACTGCTGCTACTCAAGCAACAACAATTACTCGCAGATTCATCATGCCAAATGTGTTTGCGAAAAGTGCTGTTGGAAGTGTGTCTTCTGCGATCAGAGTAATAAAAGGATCTGATTTCACAAATATAGGAACAGGAAACATCACTAACGCACGAATGATTGCGTACAATGTGCCTGATTTCTCTGGTCGTTTCCCTGTTGGTGTCATGGATGCCTCAAGTGATTTTGGTGGAGCAGAAGCAGACAATCCGTATATTCATTATAGTGGTCAAGTTGGGCCAATCGCTCTGGGTGCAATGGGTGGAGAAGACAGGCATCAACTCACCGTGGCTGAAATGCCTGCTCACGACCACACCTATGTGGATTGGGGTGGAACTGCGATTTCTTCTGGTTTTGATTTATCTACAATTGCCACTGGACAGTATAGCAATAGCCCTACAAGTTCTGTTGGAAACAACTCCCCCCACAACAACATGCCCCCGTACCTTGCGGTGCGGTACATTATCAAAGCCAAGCCGTACACCCGTGCAGCCATTATTGACGGGCTTGACCTGCCGTGGGCTTCCACGCTGGTTCGTGACCTACGCACCCGTGCCATTGGTGGGTCTAACAGCGATGTGGTTTTCTACACGAATGTTGCGGGTGATAGCGGTTACGGCACTCCTAGAATGTGGTTGGCAAACGGAGGAAAGGTTGGAATAGGATACGATCCAAACACCGATAGTGGGCCTCCTTCTACTGATGCCGCAGATTCGTATTATGGAGCAAAACTACACATATACGACAGAGTTGATCGTGAACCTGTTCCTGCTGGTGTTTCGCTTTCTGCTTCTAGTGTTGTGAGTGGTGCAAGAGCAAACCTGCTTATCGGAGGCGGCGAAGGCCCAAACGCTTCCAACAGCGGAAGATACCATATGTTCTTTTCGCTAGGCAGAACTGCTGCGTATATTGGTGTGAATAGCAGATTAAGAAATCTGTCGTTTGCTCTGCCAAATCCGTCAAGTAGTGATCTTGACACCATGATGGAGCGGCTTACAATTACCCCTTCTGGAAATGTGGGGATTGGAACAACTGGGCCAGTTTCCACACTTCAGGTGAATGGCGTAATCACCACCGCAGGTCTGACTTCAAGTGCGGTCGTGAGTTGTGCTACTGCTCCCACACAAGATCAGCATTTAACAAATAAACTGTATGTAGATGTTAAAGTAGATGGTAAAGCCCCCATAATGAACGCTAGTACCGGAATATCAATACCGATTGGAGGATATGTTATGGTAAGTGAAAACGCTCCAGGGTCGGGTTCTGCTACGAATAGTTTGAACAATACTAGAAGTTTATATTTTAGACAACAATATGGAGATTTTTTTACAACCGCCATAGCAGGTACTAGTACTGTTACAGGCACATGGAAATGTTGCGGTGGTGGTAATAATCTTACTCTATGGCAAAGAATCTCTTAAAATAATCGAATAAATACCTTTAACCTATGTCAAAAATAAAAGTTGAATGCGTTAATCTTGACTGTTTTGATAGAACATTAAAACTAAATTAGGAAACACACACGGCATCATCACTCATACTAACAGGCGGAGCAGCAACCACAAAAGTTATTCATACAGTAAGAATAGCGTAATCACCTAAATAACACCATATGCCCTACTCCCCACTACCGTTCCCGTCCAACGCCTCTCTTGAGAACCTCAAGGTTATTGCTCAAGACACTACGATATACATTGCTCCCGGTTGGCTAGGTTCGGCAGGCAAGACGGGTTCCGCTGGTACATGGACAGGGCAGACACTAGGCAACGACACCACAGGTGACGGAACTGTGAGCAAGCCGTTTGCAACCCTTGCCAAAGCGTGGACAGAAGCACAAAAGTATTTGATTACAGGCAATGCCACCCTATATGTCCAGTTCCAAAAAGGCATCTACGACCTGAACGGTGGCACCACACACGATGCCTTCTTTCCTGACAACCTGTACCACCCACAGGGCGGCAACATTATTATTCAGGGCGATCCTGCTGCGGTCAAGCAGAAGTACCTGTGGCGTGTGGCAAACTACTCTTGGGATTTGAGTGACGCAAGCCATTGGGGGCACACAGGAGATGTGTACCTGTGGAACACTGGAGGCACTGCTCACGGGTTTACTGGTGAAGACGAAGGCGGATATGTAGCCATTTCTAATGTGAGTCTTGGCAGTGCAGAGTACTACGAAGACCCGTCTGTAGCCACTGGTGCAACCGCATTCCGTGATGTGCGGTACGATACTCGCGGTGAAATATACGGTGCAAGTGGTGGTGATGGCGTGATTCAAGTTTGGAAAAACTGGGGAAACCATTTCTTTAGTCACCAGTATCCACACGAAGACGGCGACGGTATTATTGGGTTAGCCAAGATACGCGGAGCAAGCGGTTCAGCCGATGTGCTTGGACTGGTATTCAAAAATGCAAATGTTGATCTGCGTGTTCCTGGATTTTATGAAAACACACCGTCCACCCACGCAGGCAGAATTGCTCCGGGATTGAGTGCCACCAACAGCGGTAAATTTTTTGGAGTGACTGGTGCGTGGCCAGAGTCGCAGTACAGCAAACCAAACGGCTACTACGGGTTGACTGCTGCACGAAATGTGAACTATCCAGCCCTGCCCGCTGGTGTTACTCATGTTTCAGATGAAATTTTCACAGTAACCAATTACCCTGTGGTTATACGCAGCGGCATCACATCCAGTGCTGCTAAACCGCCACTGGTTGTTCGTGGCGGCAAGATTAAAGCCATCAGAAACCTTATGTTTACCACCGCAGCGGTAGACGGAGTTTCAGCAGGTGAACAATCACTCACTTATGGATTGTCTCAACTACACCAAGACAGCAAAACTCCTTCTCCGAATCTGTTGGTTGTTGACGAGCGGGGAGAAGTTGGTGTTCGCCACATTGGTGCTGCTGGTTGGAATTGTGCACTCAAGGCACAACGATTTGGTGCAGTCAAGGCGTACTCGTCTATTGGTATTGAATCGTCTGCAACAACTGTAGGCAACCAACACACCGCAGGCAGTATTTGGATCAAAGCAGACTCTTCTGCTAATCCACTGGACAATACCCCTGTTTTAATGTCGTCTTTGTGCACAAACGGAATTGTTGCAGAGCGTAATGGCGTAGTGGATTTGAGTCTACAGAGTTACGGTGCAGCAGGAGTGTACCTGACAGATTCCACCACATGGATGCAGAGTGTGCTGGAAGGAGTAGTATCAACCGAAGACTCCAAAGTTATTATTGGTTCGGGTTGGTCAAACAATCTTGCTGCTCTTCCATTCTTTAGGCTTATTGTGAATATTCCGGTATTTGGTGGTTCCACTCTTGGAAACACTGGTGGTTTCTACAATCCAGAAGCGTGGAACACCAACACTTTCCGTGATGTTCGGCTTGTTCTTGGAACTAGTACTAATAAAAACGACTACATTGGTCGTGTTCAACATGTAATTGCTGGTGTGTCATTCCAAACCAACTCAACACAGAGAAGCGGATGGACTGGCTCTTCGTGGACAAAAAGTGCTGGATT